CCAAAGACAAAATTATTTTTCTTTTTACCTAAGTGCTTGTGGCATATGGACTTACGCGATTCTCAACATGAGACTCGGTTCTTACCGGTGTGGCATTTTGCTACAGTGTGTAGCGTTTTGCTACAGCATTTTGCTACACCCGCTAGGTAGGGGGGTTTTATCTTCTGTGCAAATACCGTGCCAAACTGCCAAAAAACGCGGGGTGGTTCATTCACAATAACCAATATAAATATTTATGTATTACCCGATCCATTAGCATCGCACCCAACCTAAATGCATTTATTCGCACCTTTGTGTATAATAAGTCAAGGAGAAACATATGAACAATCAAAATAATCCAATTAAATTACATTGTCAATTGCATTGTAAGGCTTCTGTTAAAGCCAGCGAGTCAGCTTTACGCGATCTCGTTAAAGAAGATAGACCAATGGAAGAAGTATTAGGAAAGGAACAAGATGATTCTACAGAAACCACTAAAGACGACACACAAGACAGTAGTGGAAGCATGTAATCTTATTACAGATCCCACCCTGTATCCTAGATTATTATTAACTGGTTGTGATCAAGCCTGCAATAATATACAAAAGTACCAACAAGTAAACCCACACTATACTTGTGAGTGTAATAGTTTTCTATCCAATATTGGAGAAGGATATACTTTTTACTACGAATTATTGCACTATAATAAGTCTGATTTATTAATCTCAGAAGTTGGACTAGCAGAGTTTGAAATATTAGAAGGAAAGCAGTATATTAATAGATTGTATTGTCTGTTTCATCAACATGGCAACGACGCAACCCCCAACCCACACTTCTATAATGTACGCGCCCAAGGTCTAGATGAATACATACACATATATGTTTATAGAGTATCTAATGCTCTACAACTATTTATAGAAGAAAATACCATACCATACACCTCTAGTAACGGACCAACCGCGCTGCGCACCTCAACAAATTCCGTTATCGGTAGACTAAATGATGGAATTGAAAATATATCTCTTGATAGTTTATTTTCCTTAGAAAGTTTTACAAAGGGTGTGGTAAAAACACTCAAGGACTTTAAAAATCAGTTGATACTAAAGACCTCTAAGTTATATACCAAGACGCTTGAATTAAATAAACTCACCTTTGCTTCTACAGAAAAGCCAAGCAAACCAGATGCTGGAGATGTTGTATTTGACATAACAGATAATGTATTGAAATACTACAACGGGTCTGAGTGGGTGAATCTAAAATGAAAATACCAAAGAATATGACAGAGCAAGAAACAATGCATATAATACAAACGGTGATTAATAGAATCGCCCCAAGGTATACATTTAATGGATACGAGGTAGATGATATAAAACAAGAGGCGTTTATTATATGTGTTGACGCCCTAAACCGCTATGACAATTGTCGGCCCCTTGAGAATTTTCTATCCGTTAATCTTTCTAATCGACTGAAGAATTTTGTTAGGGATAATTTTGGAAACGCTAAAGATTTAGAGAAAAAGAAAGTCTTATCTCCTATAAGTTTTTTTCATGACACAAATTGCAACTCACAATATTATGAGATGGACATAGAGGAGATAGATCAAAAGCAACTAATGCAATTGGTGGAGGCGCATTTACCAATTTCCATGAGAGAAGACTTCTTGAAATTAATCAACGGCATGAATTTAGTTAGTACTAAACGTGAAGCCCTAATCAAAAAAATTAAGGATATCATAAATGAAAAAGGGTAGAATCTCTAAAGAGGAAGAACGCATTATTGGCAGACTTGTAAACAGTTTGACCGTAGAAGATATAGCCAAACAATTAGATAGAGACGTTGAGTCTGTAGACTATTTCATAAAACGAAAATTTAAGGTTGGTTTAACCGGAGAAGAGTTTGCGGCCTTCTCACTTGAAGATCGCCCATATTGGCTAGATCTAAAAGAACAATTTACTGAAGAGGAACTCGACCTATTTAAGTATCACTGGTCGCGCATAATTTCACAGTTTAAGGACGATGTATTCCCCACCGAAGAATTACAAGTAATCGACGTTATTAAATTAGAGATTCTTATGAATAGATGCTTGAAGGGCAATAAGGATAATATAGAACAAATTAGTACCTATGAAAAAATGGTGCGCGACGAACGTAGTAAAGACAAAGATCAACAAGATATGGATTATATTATTAACTTAGAAAGACAGGTGGCCTCTCTAAGGGCTTCGCAAGAAAGTTTGAATAGAGATTATAGGGAGTTGCAAACAAAGAAAGCGGCCATATTAAGGGAGATGAAGGGAACAAGAGAACAGCGCATAAAGAGGTTAGAAGACTCTAAACAGAGTTTTACAAGCTGGGTTGCTAATTTATTGCAAAGCCCAGACTTAATGAAAAAATACGGAATAGAAATGGAAAAGATGAGGGTGGCAATGAAAAAAGAAGAAGAGCGATTAAGTTCTTTCCATAAATATGAAGATGGAACTATTGATCAGCCATTATTATCTCCAGATACTGTAAAGGATTAATATGTATAACATAGATACACTACTGAATTTTGCAAACGATGATAGCGCTATGTTAGATGGTAAAGCTTTGTCAATGCGTGGCATGTCTAGTTCTAAAGTTCGTAGATTATTAAATAAAGCTGTGTCGTTTAGGGGCGCTAAATATTTAGAAATAGGCGTATGGCATGGATCAACTTTTTATTCAGCACTATGTAACAATAATCCAGAATACGCAATAGCTATAGACGACTTTTCTCAATTTAGTGGTAATTTTGATATCTTTAGTTCTAATATGTCCGATATAAAAACAAACTATTCCTTTTTTAATTGTGACTGCTTTAAGTTTGACAAAAGCCTGTTAAAAAACAGCTTTAATATTTATTTTTATGACGGTGGGCATACTAAGCAAGATCAAGAACAGGCTTTAACATACTACTATGAATGTATGGACGAAACTTTTATGTATATATGTGATGATTTTAATTGGGTAGAAGTCCAAGAAGGAACAGAGTCTGGAATAAAAAAATGTAACCTAAAAGTAATAGATTCACGTACTATATTAACTAACAAAAATGGATGCCTAGACGGTTTTTGGAATGGTATATATATAGGCATATTACAAAAATGAAAACAGCTCTTGTTTGTATAGCTAAAAATGAAGACCACTACATAAAAGAGTGGATAGATTATCATATCAAACTTGAATTTGATCATGTGTTTGTTTATGCTAATGATTGGAAATATAGCACCGACAATAAAAAAGTATCTATATATGAGTATAACGGATTTGCTAAACAGCTTGAGGCTTATAACGATTTTGTTAAAACTAAATCTAACGGATATAATTGGGCTGCTTTTTTTGATGTAGATGAATTTTTGGTATTAAAGAAACACAACCATGTGAAAAGTTTTTTACAGGATTATAATGATTATGCTGCTATAGGTATTAACTGGGCGCTATTTGGAGACAGTGGACACAAATCAGTTGTAAATGGAGAATATAGCGTATTAAAAAGATTTACCCATAAAGGAAAATCAACATATGCTCACAATAATCATATTAAATCTATTGTTAAACTTCCAACTAATCATATGGTTCATATACATAATTTAGGTACTACTTGGCACAACTTAAATAAAGAACCAAGAACAGGTCCATTTAATACTCCAGTTGATTGGTCCATAGCACAATTAAATCATTATCTATCAAAAACAAAAGAAGAATTATTTATCAAGTGTAATAGAGGAAGAGCAGACACTGGAACATACAGAAAGTTTGAAGAGCATTTAGAATATCTAGATCTTAATGATGAAGAAGATGTGTTGGCTAGGAATTTTTTATATGAAGAATATAAGGAGAATATATGAAAGCTATCGTTTTTGGAATTACCGGACAAGATGGAAGCTATCTAGCGGACCTACTAATGAGTAAGGGTTATGAAGTCATTGGAGTTTCACGAAGGTGTAGTACAGACAACACACAAAGAATAAAACACTTATTAGATGCAGATAATTTCAGATTGATAGAAGGCGATATTACAGATGCAAGCAATATATACAATATTCTTTCTTGGAACGATCATGTAGATGAAATCTATAACTTAGCTGCACAGTCTCACGTTGGCACATCTTTTTCACAACCAGCACTCACTTGGGATATTACTGGAAAAGGATGTCTAACTATTCTACAAGCAATAGTTGATCTTGGGCTATATAACACTAGATTTTATCAAGCTTCATCTAGCGAAATGTTTGGAAGTTCTTACGATACAAACGCCTGTGGAGAAAAATATCAAGATGAAGACACAAAATTTATGCCCAATTCCCCATACGCAATTGCTAAGTGTGCCGCTCATCATTTCGTGCGTTTGTTTCGCAATGCTCATAATTTACATGCTAGTTCTGGCATATTATTTAATCACGAAAGTCCAAGAAGGGGCGACAACTTTGTTACCCAAAAAATCATAAATTGGATTGCAAATTATGTGAGATGGACTAAACATGTTAAGTATAACGGAGAAATTAAGTTTGATGAAGATAATATCATTATTAATGGACAGATTTTTCCAAAACTAAGACTAGGAAATTTAGAAGCATTTCGTGATTGGGGATATGCTGGAGAGTATGTAGAGGCTATGTGGTTAATGCTACAGCAGGATTATCCAGACGATTATGTTATTTGCACTGGAAAGACTCACACAGTTGCTGAATTTTTAGATATTGCTTTTAATTATGTTGGATTAACAGAATGGAGACAACTAATTGTCATAGATCCACAATTTTATAGACCTTCAGAAGTAGATTTCCTAAGAGGGGATTGTACAAAAGCACAAGAAAAATTAGGCTGGAAAGCAGAATACAGTCTTGAAGATTTGGTTAAAATGATGATAGATGCAAAACTTTAAACTTAGTGTGGATTTATCTAGTATATATATGCAAATAAAAGATAACTTAATCAAAGAATATTCTTTTCCATTTTTTTTAGTATTCCTTGAGGCAGATAATCCAGATGATGCTTGCTATACATTTACACAAAGATTACTTCATACTATTGTAGAAAAAGATAATTCTATAGAAAGTCGAATTATGTGTCGTAAAATACATAGGCATATGAGAATATATAAGGTAATATTATTATGAAGAAGAGAAACTATAATGATAAAGATTATAGTGAGTTTAGAAAGTCAGTATTAAAAAGAGACAAATACAAGTGTCAAATGCCAAACTGTAACTCTAGAAAGAAATTAAATGTACATCATATTAAACCTTGGTCAAAAGCAGCATCATTAAGATATGATCCATTAAATGGCATTACGCTTTGTAAAGAGTGCCATGAATCAATAACTGGTAAAGAAAACCACTACGAAGTAGTATTTACAGAAATAATTCATAATGCAACCAAACGCACCTAAATTTTTTGTTATTAGAGATACCCGAGAAAAAGAAGGGTATGAATTTAATAATTTCAACACATGCGCAGGCATGATAGAACAGAAATTAGACACTGGAGATTATTCCATACAAGGCTTGGAAGATAAAATCTGTATAGAAAGAAAGGGCTGTGTTGAAGAACTTGCTATTAATCTAGGACAAAAGAAATATACATTCTTAAATGAAATTGAAAGGATGAAAGTTTTTCCTCACAAGTATTTAATACTGGAATTTTCTTTACAAGATTTAATTAACTTTCCTCAACACACGCGAATACCGGTGCGAAATAAGTCTGCTTTAAAAATTACTGGTAAATATATGCTTAAATGTTTAATAGAGTTTGAACTGTATAACGATGTGCATGTTTTATTTTGTGGAGACAGGAGAAATGCATTTTTAGCTGTTAGTAGTATCTTTAAAAGAATTAATGAAATGTACACTATAGGGAGGAAAAAATGATGGCAGAACCAGAATTACTGAAAGATTTCCACGACTATGGTGCCAACATCAATACTAGGGAAATATTTTTACATAATCACTACAATAGCGAAGATAACGAAAATCCCGGCGTTGAATATAGAATGTCTAATACGTTTATCAAAAATTTAAGAGCCTTAGATATAAGAAATAATGCCAATATTACAATACACTCTCATAGTATTGGAGGAGTATGGACAGACGGCATGGCTATTTATGATGCTATACAAATGTGTAGATCTTATATTACTATGATTGTTTATGGTCAAGCTGAATCTATGAGTAGCATTTTTCTTCAAGCTGCGGATTATAGATACATGACTCCAAATGCTCACTTTATGTGTCACTATGGATCTACCGATATTAATACAGATTATTTAAGCGCAATGAGTCAAGCCGATTATGAAAAACGAATTTGTGATGTGATGTTTAATGTTTATGCAAAAAGATGTGTTGACGGTAAGTTTTTCTATGAGAAGTTTGGAAAGAAACCAAGTGAAAAACAAGTTAAGCAATTTTTGATAAGAAAATTTAAAAATGGAGATTGGTATCTAAACGCAGAAGAAGCCGTGTATTATGGTTTTGCTGATGCAATATTAGATCACTGGCATATCAAAGAATGACCACTAAATTAAAAAATATTGAAGAAGCGTGGCTGGGATTAGAGAATATAGATACGGATTTTTTCAATCCAATGTCTATAGCTAATCCAGCACATGAAGATTTTAATCTTAGGCTTGCTTGGTTAATGACTCGACCAGAATATTTATCATTCTTGACTAGCCACATATTAAATATTCAACTATTACCTTCTCAAGCTTTGTTCTTAAACGAAATTTGGAATAGAAAATTTCCAATGTTAATTGCTAGTCGAGGTTTTGGTAAATCATTTATGTTATCTTTGTATTCAATTCTTAGAGCTTTAATTTTACCAAAGAGAAAAGTTGTTATTGTTGGTGCAGCATTTAGGCAGTCTAAAGTATTATTTGAATATATGGAAACCATATGGCGCAACTCACCAATGTTACGAGATATTTGTGATGGAGATAGTGGACCAAGAAGAGATACGGATAGATGTACTTTAAGACTTAATGAAAGTACTATAACATGTTTGCCGCTAGGAGATGGTCAAAAAATTAGAGGACAAAGAGCAAATGATATTATTGCTGATGAGTTTGCTTCAATACCAAGAGAAATTTTTGAGAACGTAGTCGCTGGTTTCGCAGCAGTCAGCGCAGATCCAGTAGAAAATGTAAAGAAGTATGCTGCAAGAAAAAAAGCTAAAGAATTAGGTATAGAGCTTGCTCAATCAGATGTTATAGAACAAAAAGATAATCAAATTGTTTTATCTGGTACAGCTTATTATGATTTTAATCATTTTGCAGCTTACTGGAAAAAGTGGAAATCTATAATCAAAAGTCGAGGAGATATCATAAAACTAAGAGAAATTTTTAGTGAAGATCCGCCAGAAAACTTTGATTGGACACAATATTCTATTATTAGAATGCCATATGAACTACTACCAAAAGGCTTCATGGACGCAGATCAAGTTGCAAGATCAAAAGCAACAGTGCATACGGGCATTTATCAAATGGAATATGGGGCTTGTTTTACGAGAGATAGTCAAGGATTCTTTAAGAGATCTTTAATAGAATCATGTGTTGTGTCTACAGATAATCAAATTCAAGATAGTGCTGGAAATGAAATACATTTTGAAGCTTCATTAATTGGTGATGTAAATAAAACATATGTATTTGGCGTAGACCCGGCTTCTGAAGTAGATAACTTTAGCATTGTCGTTATTGAATTAAATAATGATCATAGAAGAATTGTACACTGTTGGACAACAACTAGAACAGAACACAAAGAAAAGGTTAAAAAGGGATATGTAAGTGAAACAGATTTTTATGCCTATTGTGCTAGAAAAATTAGAGATTTAATGAAATTATTTCCATGTGTACACATAGCAATGGATGCGCAGGGTGGTGGAGTTGCTGTTATGGAGTCTCTACATGATAAGGATAAGTTAAGAGATGGTGAAATTGCAATATGGCCCGTGATAGATGACGAAAAACCAAAAGATACTGACGGAGAAAGAGGTTTACACATATTAGAAATGTGTCAATTTGCTAAACATGAATGGTTAGCAGAAGCAAATCATGGAATGAGAAAAGACTTTGAAGACAAAGTACTATTATTTCCATTTTTTGATACGTTGAGTATAGATCTGTCACACCACGAAGACGATATAAAAAACCGAATGTTTGATACTTTAGAAGAATGTGTCCTTGAAATAGAAGAATTAAAAGACGAATTATCTATGATACAAATGACGCAGACATTAAATGGCAGAGATAGGTGGGATACGCCAGAAGTAATAGTTGGTACTGGTAGAAAAAGTAAAATGAGAAAAGATAGATATTCTGCTTTATTAATGGCTAATATGGCGTCTAGACTAAAACAAAGAACACCAACACAAGAAGAGTACAAATTCTATGGAGGATTTGCCACTGGTGGTCATTCTAATAAAAATGACGACAAAATGTATACTGGACCAAGCTGGTTCTCAGATTATATGAAAGATGTGTATTAATCTATATCAATCACATTGTCAATCCAATTAAAAGGTTTAACATGAATAATGAAGAAATGATAACATGGAGAGATGAAGATTTTAGCAGCAAAACTAATGCTATGTCACAATTGTCAGATAATGTTGACTCGTATGCCTCATTAAATAAAACTCAAGGAAATCATTATCGACATTTTATAGATATTGAGCCAAATAGGTCTGTTAAACCCGGATTTACATCTAGAGATTACTACGCATTTAGGCCAGATGAGGCAGTACCAAGCCAACAGAGAAAAATCATTAAAATGTGCATGGATGCATATGATAAGGTTGGAATTATTCGGAATATAATTGATCTAATGGGCGATTTTGGCAGTCAAGGTATACAAATTGTTCATAGAGATAAAAGTGTTGAGAAATTCTATCAACAGTGGTTTAGAAATGTTAATGGCAAAGAAAGATCAGAGAGATTTTTAAATAATCTCTATAGATGTGGCAATGTGATTATATACAGAAGTTATGCCAAAATTACACCACAACTAAATACTTATATGAAATCTTTGGCTAGTGACATCAGAGTTGAGGTTCCAAATGCTAAATCTAACGAAATACCTTGGAGATATAATTTCTTCAATCCTCTTACGGTTAAATCTAAAGATGGTAATTTGTCACTATTTATGGGATTGAATAACTTTACTATTACAACCAATTCTTTTTTTGATAAATTTCAAGCTGGAGATATTCCAAATCACGTTTTAGAAACACTACCACCATCAATAAAACAGAGTTTATTACGTGGAGAAAAAGATATTCCGCTAGATCCCGAAAGATTAAGCGTTTTCTATTATAAGAAAGATGATTGGAAACAGTGGGCTAACCCAATGATTTATGCCATTCTAGACGATATAGTAATGCTTGAAAAAATGAGATTGGCAGACTTGTCGGCATTAGATGGAGCTATATCAAATATTAGATTGTGGACACTTGGCAATTTAGAACATAAGATTTTACCAAATAAGGCTGCTATTAATAAATTAAGAGATATTTTAGCTAGCAATGTTGGTGGAGGCACAATGGAGTTGGTTTGGGGTCCAGAATTACAATTTAAAGAATCTAACAGTGAAGTATATAAGTTCTTAGGTTCTGAAAAATATACATCTGTTCTTAACAGTATATATGCTGGATTAGGCGTTCCACCAACACTAACGGGTATGGCTAATAATGGTGGCGGTTTTACTAATAACTTCATTTCTCTAAAAACATTACTTGAAAGACTACAATATGGTAGAGATCAACTAGTCCGATTTTGGGAAAAAGAAGTTGAGATAGTTAGACAGGCTATGGGATTTAGACATAAAGCCCACATATTATTTGATCAAATGACGTTATCTGATGAAGCTGCACAAAAGAATCTATTAATTCAACTGGCAGATCGTGATATAATTAGTCATGAGACATTGCTAGAAAGATTTAAGGAGATACCACAAATAGAGAATATTAGACTAAAAAGAGAGTTAGAAAAAAGAGAAACCGCTGGGCCACCAAAGGCTAGCCCATTTCATAACGCAAATCATAAAAACGATCTTGAGAAAATAGACAAGCAAAATCAATTTAATATGAAAATGCAAAAACAAAAGGAAAATACAAGTCAGCCACCAGAAGTTAAGCCAAACGGAAGACCTCCACTAAAGCAAGATGAAACGGTTAGAAAACAAAGGGTTGAACAACCTAGGTCAAAACCCGGAGTTGCTGAAATTTTAGTTTGGTCAGATAAAACTTGGAATCAAGTTTCTGAATTAATAACTAAAGCTTATTTAGGTACTAAGCAAAAAAAGAATTTAAGGCAATTAACTAAAGCAGAATTTCAAGAATTAGAAATGATGAAGTTAGATATATTTAGCAACTTAGAAGCTTATGACAACGTAGAAAATAGTACTATTATTTCTCTATTAAAAGCTAATGTTAAAGCACCAAAAGAAATAATGTTGAAATTAAAAGAAAACAACATTGATGTCAATGAAATGGATGTAGATTCTTTTAGGAAATATGTCATAGGTGCCTACATAGAGTCAAAAATTGGATAATACATAACTTTTTTGCTATTTTGTGTATAATGTTGAAGAGAGGCACAAATGAAAATATTTAAACAAGAAATACGTGATGGCATAGCTGATCTTGTACAAGCAAGAGCCAGTATAGCTTATTGTATGCCAGCAGTATTATGTGAAAATAGTCATTTAAATTCTTCGTTAGCCATAGAAAAGATTAAAGCAGAAAGTGCTAATCCAAAACAAATAGACTTATACTACATTAAATCAATATTAGTATCAACCGGATGGAACAAAAATGACGATGTGTTTTCTTCTGAAGAAACTTGGGCGGCAAGAAATACTCCAGAAGACAAACAATTTAATTTTATGCACAACGAAAATGATATCATAGGGCATATCACCGGGAGTTATGTAGTAGACAAAAACGGCAATCCAATTTCTGATGATGTTAAACCAAATGAGTTTGATATAATCACAGAGGCTGTTATATATAACAGTTGGACTAATCCAGAAAACAGAGACAGAATGGAAAAAATCATTTCTGAAATAGAAGAAGGAAAGTGGTTTGTCTCAATGGAATGTTTATTTTCTGGTTTTGATTATGCGTTAATAGATAATAGTGGCAATTCTAAGTTATTAGAGAGAAACGAAGGTTCTGCATTTTTAACAAAACACCTAAGAGCATATGGCGGCACAGGAGAGTATGAAGGCTATAAAATTGGTAGATCTTTAAGAGAAATTTCATTTTCTGGAAAAGGTTTGGTTTCCAAACCGGCTAATCCAAGAAGTATTATTCTCGATGCAAGCAGGGCTTTCTCGACTGAAAAAAACGTTAGTGATATTACTAATTTTCAAATAGGAGATGATATTATGTCAGATTCAAATCTTTTAGAGAAGCAGCTTGCTGACATGCGTAGTGAGCTAGCATCTACTAAAGAAGAAAATAAGACTCTTCGCGCACAAATAGAAGAACTCACATCGAAAGAGCAAAGTGATTCTATTTCGAAGCTAGAGGCAACAGTGGCTGAAAAAGATCAAGCTATAACAACTTTAAACACTTCAATTAGTACATTAGAAGCTACAGTTTCTGAACTTCAAGCAACACTTGCTATGAAGGATGAAGAAATGAAGAAGAAGGATCAAGAAATGTACATGATGAAGAAAAAGGAAAAGATGGCTATGAGAAAGGCTAGTCTTTTAGATGCTGGCTTTGATGATTCTGAAGTAGAAGAATCACTAGCTACTTATGATTCTCTCGATGACGAAACTTTTGACGCAGTTATCACAGCCATGAAAAAGAAAATGGCTAAGTGGTCAGAAGACAAAGAGAAGATGATGAAGAAAGAAGAAAAGCCAAAGGCAGAACAAACTTCAGAAGAAGAAACTGTCGCTGAAGAAAAAGTTGCAGAACTTTTAGAAGGCGTTTCAACAACTGAAGCCACTCTAGTCGATGCTTCTGATGATGTAGACGAACTATTAGCCACAAGAGCTAGTGTAGCAGAGTGGCTTGAAAACAACGTACTTCGTAAGTGATATAAGGAGAAATAAATATGGCTCTAAAATCAGATAGATATGAACTTCAGACAGACATTAGCTTCTTTTACAATGCTGGCACCGCAACTCGCGGTGGGGTAGTTGTATATGATACTGCTGGTTCTGGCGCTGCTATGGATCAAGGTGTTAACCTTGTTAAGTATGCTACAACTGGTGTTCCAGTTGGCATTCTTCTTAACGATGTAGTTAACAAGGATCTAACAAGAACTCATCTTAATCAGCACAAGGATGAAGTTCAGAAGGGCGGCAAAGTAACCGTTCTACGTAAGGGTTACGTCGTGACAAATAATGTTACAGGCGCACCATCGGCGGGTGCTACCGCTTATCGATGCACTGTAACGGCTGGCAACGTTAGTACAGTTGCTAGTGGTAATCCAATCGGCGCATTCGTCTCAACAAAAGACGAAGACGGTTATGCCAAAGTAGAAGTTAACCTACCCTGACTATAAAATAACAAAGGAGAAATGAATATGCCAATTAATAATAGACCGAGTGATGAATTTATCGCTCTCCTACGAAAGTCAGGGGATGCCGATATCAATGTAGCTCAAGCTGCACAGCGTGAATTCGCAAAGGCTCTTGAACTACCTTTACGTAAGGGTGTTCTCGTTGGTAACATCCTTGGTAATATCTTCGAAACCATCAACGTGGAAGCTGGTTCAACAACTGAATTTCCTCTCGATTTAATCAGTCCCGGCCTTGAGGGTGAGCATGTTGCTTACACCAATCCCGGTCATGGTAGAATTCCAGAGCGTTCAGTCGAAGGCGACTACGTTATGATTCCAACATATAGTATTGCATCGTCCGTAGATTATCTTCTACGCTATGCCCGCGAAGCCCGATGGGATATCGTTGGTCGTGCAATGCAGGTGATGGAAGCTGGTTTTACAAAGAAGATGAATGACGACGCTTGGCACACACTACTCGCTGCTGGCGTTGATCGTAACATCCTAGTTTATGACGGCGATGCTACTGCTGGTCTTTTCACAAAGAGACTCGTTTCTCTTATGCAGACAGTTATGCGTCGTAATTCTGGTGGTAATAGCGCTTCAGTTGGTCGTGGTCGTCTAACTGATCTCTATGTTTCTCCAGAAGCACTAGAAGATGTTCGCAATTGGGGTCTTGATCAAGTGGACGAAGTTACTCGTCGTGAAATTTATACAGCATCAGAAGGTGGCGCTCCTCTTACTCGCATCTTCGGCGTAAATCTTCATGACCTTGATGAACTTGGCGAAGGTCAAGAATATCAAGACTTCTTCACAAACGAGCTTTCTGGAAACGTTCAAGGTAGCGATCTAGAACTCGTTGTTGGTCTTGATCAATCATCAAATGATAGCTTCGTAATGCCAGTTAAAGAGCAGCTACAGGTCTTTGAAGATCCAACTCTTCATCGCCAGCAGCGAGCCGGTTACTATGGTTTTGCAGAGCTTGGCTTTGGTGTACTAGATAATCGTAGAATTATTCTCGGCTCATTCTGAGTAAGTATCTAGTTCCAATCACAGGGCCACCCTCAAAGCATTTTGGGGGTGGCTTTTTGTGTATATACTCATAGATTGTTATTTTTGGACAAAGGAGAATGAATATGTCTGCAATATCGGATTATCTTGAAGGCAAAATATTGAATTTTTTATTTCGCACAGGGACATTTACAAAACCAACTAACATTTCAATTGCGTTATTAAATACAGTACCAAAAGATAATGATAATGGATCTACAATGGATGAAGTTCCACAGTTCATAACAAATAATGCAAATATTTCTACTTATACACAATATGAAAGAGTTAGCTTGGGAAATCCAGCAGATAATGGAAATGCCAGATGGTCAGAAGTTGGTAATGATCCACATTCTGCCTACTACGTTTATACCACAGTAAACAATGTTGGTGTATATGTTTATCCATTATATCTAACAGAAGCTAAAGCTCAAGACTCTGGAAATGGAAGTACTGTTACACATACGTTCACAGAATTTCCCGGTATAACTTTTTATAGACCAGCTAATATTGGTTCTGCCGGTTCTAGTACAAATCCAGATCCAGATGAAATAATTTATCGTAAATATGATGGCAATGGATTCATTCAAAATCTCACAAATATTACTTTTCCACAAGCTGGTAAGGGTGGTTGGGGTACTATCAAAGCTGTAGCAATAATGGACAGTTCTACTTATGGTCAGGGCAATATATTAATGTATGCCCCACTAGAAGTAGAAAAGTCTATTGGTGAAGGCGATGTTGTACAATTTATTCCATCTCAACTAGAAATCAGCTTAAAGTAATAAAATGATCATACCAAAAGATGTATTAGTAGATAATATTAAGAGAGATATTCTAGATAATTCTGTGGGGGCAATATCCCCACAGGATATCAGAAGAAACCTACTTGATTTAATTGATTCTGTTAGCTTGTTAACAGAATTTAATGATATCAACGCTCTTAATATTTCTACTGAAGATTTAAGAACGGTAAGAGTTGGTAAAGAAACACTATCAAAAAGAAACGCCGTTGGATATAGAAGTGTTGATAATGTTGGAGTTGGATATTCTGCTTTATCTTCGCAGATAGATGCCATACAAAACACAGCGGTTGGATCATACGCTCTTAGCTGTAACATGTATGGCGAAGACAACGTTGGTGTAGGCTTTCACTCTTTAAGTAGTACTATTAATGGCTTTGGAAATATTGGATTAGGAAGTTTTGCATTATCTAATAATAAAGAGGGCAATTTCAACATCGCCCTAGGTCATGGTGCTGGTTATTATGTTGATAGAGATATAGATTATCAATTTTTCGTAGCAGCACATCCAGTTGATTCATCTTTTATTTGTGCCAATCCGCTAGGATCTGGACTAAAACCATTGTTAAAAGGAGATTTATCTTCTAATAACTTGAGATTAGGTATAGGTATTCGTGATCTACACGAAGGTGCCACGCTACAAATAGGTGGTCATACAATACCACACGTAACCAATAGTTATAATCTTGGATCAAATAATTTTCGTTTTAATAACTTATATCTTTATTCGTCTATAGTATTTCCAGAAGCAAATAACTTTGTTTATAACTCAAATAGATTTTTTCTTAGTAATACATTAGATATTGACGGAAGCTTGAATGTAGTTGATAATTTTGTTGTTAGCGGAGTTTCGACGCTAAAAGGTGCAGTGACAACTGGACCGGTAAATACAATTGGAAGAATTTTAGCAAGTGGACATGTATTGCCAAAGACAGATGTTGTATTTAATCTTGGAGATACTAGAGATAGATGGCTTAATGCATATACTTACAATTTGTATTGTGACGGAGTTGGACACTTTAAAAAATATCAAGCCCAAGAACATGAACACTATAGACATAAAACATTATTCTTGGCGTCTACTGGAGATATTACAGTTATAGACGGCGGTGGGGCAACATCTCTATATGATCATTTTGTAGCAAGCGGGTCGTATAAAGAACCACAACCATATTTATTAGACGAAGAATTGAACGGCGCTGGATTTGAAATAGGTGCCAGCGGTTTAGATTATTTGAGAAATTACGAATTTACATTTAGATCTAGCGATTCTTCGTGGGATAATTTATCTGTTGATGATGAGTATAGTAGAAATTCTTGGTTTAGTAATATTAGTATTCAAACTGAAGAGGGTAGGCATGTTAAAACAGATAGAGTAATAAATAAAGAAAAAATAGCATTAGTTACTTATGAAGATGGATTAGGATTATTTATTAATAGTGGTACTGTTTATTTGGCACAAGAAAATGATATAGATACACCAAACACTTTAGTTGGTATTGGCGATATAAACTTTGTATGCGCTAGCGGTCAGTTGAATCCATATGAAATATCTATACAATCTCCACATTCTGGAGTTAACTTATTTACTAAGTTTTTGACTAATACTAGTAATTACAACTTAGATAATCTTGGATCTGAGATTGTAACAGGATTTAAAACTGGATATATTGCTAATTCGTTTTTAGAACCACCAAACTTCTTTAACGAGCAAGTTGGGCAAAGGCCACACAGATATATAATTTCATCATACAATAATACCTCATTTGCAAAAAGATGCTTTACTCTTATGCAAGACGAGACAGAGGGTTATGTTGGTATAAGTAACTTTAATTATGCTGAGTCAATGCTTCCAGATACAATATTCAATATTAGAAGCACTGGAAACGCCATCGCTAGAATAACAGCAGAAAATAATAATGATAGTAAAGCTGGAATACAATTGTTAGGAGCGGAAAATTGCTTACATTATGGAATATCATTTGAATACATTAAGAATAGTGGGTCTATGTATGTTACAACATACAACGATGGTGTTACTAGCGATTCATTGACGATTAATGATGACGATGGCACTATACACATATTGAATAAGAACACAATCAACGCAATGATGTCGATAGGTAGTGAAGATAATACAGAAGCTAATATAGCATTTCATGAATCTAGCGGTGTTCCAGTTGCGGTATCTGGATATGGATATTTATTTGTAAGACATTTAGAAGACAATGAGTTACAGTCTTCAACATTATCATTTTTAGATAGTAGCGGTAATTTATTTACAGTTGACCTAACAGCATCTAGCGCAGACGGTTCTATAGTTGATAAGCCTTTAAGTCTTGATGATCTAGGTAATACATTTGGTGGCATTAGATCTCCAGAATTAAGAACAAACTTAACAAGTTCTACAGTTAGAAATACATCTATAGGATATGAAGGATTATCGAAGTTAACAACCGGTGACGATAATACATCTATTGGCTATCGTGCTGGTAAAAATGTAACTACAGGATCAACAAATGTCTTTGTCGGTTCTAATAATGGGCTAGCTGTAACAACTCAATCAAAAAATATTTTTATAGGTAGTAATTTAGCACAAACTGGAACATATTCTGAAACGTTCTTATTGGGATATGATACAACTCCATTGCTAGAAGGCAGCTTAGTATCTAATAAACATCTAAATGTTAATGGATATTTAAGACTTAAAGAAACAGCAACAAAATATACTAATCTATATACTAATTACTTACTAGTAAAAGATAATGCGTCACAGAATGGTGGATCTTCATTTTCTATTAAGTTTAGTGGAAGCAATGACCAAGAAAACTCTCTTGTAATATTAAATCATAATAACGCGCCACTAACAAATACAGAGAACTTTGCATCATCATCTAGGCCGTATGCACAAATTAATGGCGATTTAAGAGTAAAAGGAAGCATACGTTTTTCAAACAACACATCAATAAATGATGCTAGCTTTTTGGAGACAATTAGCACATTACAAGGAAATGTTAGCACAATAAATAATACGATAACGCAAAATTATTCAGAGCTGAATACCTTAAAGACAAAATTTGATGATTTGATAATTGAAGGTATAGTAGAAGCAGATATTAGACCTTCAGATCTACCAAATTCATTTACAGATCAACCTCTCAAGTTCTTTGTGCGTAAGAAAATAGTTCAAAATAATACATTTGTTAACGCTCCAGCTAATCCGCCACAAGCAAATTTGATAGAAATAGTTTTGAGAGATCCTTATCTAAATGTTCGTAAGGGAGATTATGTCATTGCCATTAAGGTAAATAATGAATATAGACCAATATCTATAACCGGCGCTCCCTAATGAGGATGTATAATGGCTTCGAATTGCGAACCAACAGGATGTTTTCGTGAAGAACAAAGATCTAGAAGAGTAAGATCAGCGCCACAAGATCGTCCATATTTAACGTTTACAACAACGCAAACAACAACAACTGTTACTACAACGCCACCGATAACAGAAGATATCGCAGATCTATTGCAATATGTTCTTATTCCTAATAGTGGTAGTAACATACTTTGTCCAACAATACAAACAACAAAACCGCCAATGTATTTTAATGCATTTGGTGGGAATGAAAAAATTGTAACTAATAATTTAATTGTACACAAATTCTATAACGACGGGGTATTTTCTATAGTACCATATCCAAATCAAAATTTTGATTATGCCGAAATTAACTTTTTATTAGTCGCCGGTGGTGGTGGCGGTGGAGCTTTTGATGGAGGTGGGGGTGGCGGTGGAGGTCAAGTAAAATTTTCGTCATATAAGTTTCCAGCGGGATCTTACGATATTGTAATAGGTAGTGGAGGTCTTACGGGTCTTAATGGTAAAGATACTAGTATACCAAAAATAGGCATAAAAACTAATGGTGGTGGTGGTGGCGGATCTGCATTTACTAATAATGCTAAAACGGGCGGTAATGGGGGTGGTGCTGGAGGAAGAAGTAATTCATTGGGTGCAATTGGGCTAGGTGGCAATAACGGTGGAGCTTCTATTGGAAATGTTGGTGGAGGAGGAGGTGGTGGCGCTGGAGAAAGAGGTCAAAGCGTTCCAATAGTAGAAAATGGAATATCTTTAAATGCTGGTAGGGGTGGAGATGGAGCAATAATAACTTATGATGGCGGCTTAACATATAACGCTTATGGCGGCGGCGGGGCAGGAGATCCATTTACAAATCAAATTATACAACCAAGCGTTGGTGGTGGTGGTGGAACTAATAATAAAAATGGAGTGGCTAATACTGGTGGTGGAGGTGCTGGAAATGGCGGGATAGGTGGAAAAGGGGTCTGTATTATTTCATATATACCAGTTACAACGCCTCCACCAACAACTACTACAACTATTGCTCCAAGAGTTCCTTCAAAAGTTCAGTCACTAAATAGAATTAATCTATTTCAAGCTGTTACTCTTAGGTGGATAGCACCGTCAGATAGTGGCACATCTAATATCACACATTACAAAATAGAAGTTAAATTAAATGACGTTACACAGAACACACTAACAATACCGGTGGGCCAACTAAGCACAGTAAATATAGATAATGTTTTATATTACACGTACACGGTAGAAAATTTAACAAATCAACAAAATTATCTATTTTTAGTTAGTGCAAAAAATAACGTTGGTTTTGGTCAAGCAGAACAAATAAATGGCATACCAATAACAACCACAACAACAACTTTATCTCCATCTTTTGTTAGATTTGATTTTGATTTTCTAGACAGAAGATTAGAGTATGCAACGCTAGATCAAGAACAACAAACTATTTATGCTCCAGAAAACTCCTCTAGATCTGTTAAATTGAGTATTTATAGTTCTGGTAATTATGTTTTTTATAACGCTCCATTAATCTCTACATTTGGCGTAGATGCTACTTATATTGAAGAAGAATCTGCCACAGTTGTAATTTCATCAGACAGAAAAAGAGTAGATTATGATATTCCATTTATAATGCCACCAAAACCACAAAGCATTGCTACTATTGGATTTACTGGATCTGCAACAGAAACAACAACAACCACTGCAACAACAACAACGGTTACTACGATACCACCGCTATGCAGTTCAATATATAATAGTGCGCCATTTACAGTTACAAACGGTAGAGATGTTCAACCAATATTAACGCAAAGACTATTAAATCCATTACAAATCTTTTTTGCTACAAAGCCATTTCCAACAGAAATTACAGGAACAACTTCACAGACATTAATAATTTCTGGAAAACCTTGGTATAATGGTGTGTATTTTGAGATTGGAAGAAATTCAGATGACTCATTAACATATATAAATTCTTTAGCTAGTAATCATAACTTAAAGTTATATGTCAAAGAAAACACATATTTTGATGTTACAACATATAAACTTTTTTATCCAAATGTAGTTATTAATGAGATTGGACAAAGTTATACATTTAATGTACTAGGAAGTACAATAGAAATGTCAATAACACTAGATTATATATGTAACATGAACAACGTAAATATCTATGGAAAAGCTGGCTCAGAGTCCATTAGTGGATTTACATCTTTTAAGTTTAGCCAATACATAACGCAAAATAACAAAGAGAATATCTTTTCAAAACTAATTACAGATTTTATGTTTCGTGATGTTGGGGCTGTTACGGCGCTTAATGGACAAACATACTATTATATGATTGATTTTGGAACTAGAGATAAGATTGTAGGTGTATGATGTCACAACAAACCGTAGGATTAGCTGGATGGAAGTATGGGAGCGGAAAGGTTGCGGCATTCACTAAGGCTATTAACTATGAAAACATAGCTAGCAATGAAAATGAGTCTTTATTTGTAAGATTGTTTTTAAATGCTTGTCTGTGGGCTACAAGAAATAACAATATATATTTTTATAGCGGAAGAACTGTTTCTATCATCAAAACAACTAATACGATTTTTGATAACAGGTTGGCATCTTTATTGAGTAGTTTACAAATTTTTTCTTCGGTAATACTATCTGAGCCTTGGTATTTAGAAGAAAGTTTTCAAGATCAAAATACAGATTTTAACCTTTATGTTTTAATTCCATCATATAGCGCGTTCGGTGGAGTTAAAATGCCAGACAATAGACAGCAAAGATTGATTAATAGGGTGGGTGGTGGATCTGGATTAATAATTGCTGAATGGTTTCATTTATTACAATCTATTCCAACTAAAAGATCGTTCTCTTTTTCAAACAATGCTTCTGCTGGATTATTTACTATATCCCCGCTTAAAATAGAGAAAGATTTTCTAGTTTTCTCAAAATCTTCTGAATTATTATATGTTGAAGCAATGAATGATGAAAGCATATCATCAACAGTTCCTAAAACTTTTATACTTAACAATATTGCACTAGATACACCATTTACTGGTCATATTGTTCAAATGGACGAAGCCAAAGACAATGCCACAATTTATTGGGCAACAGATTTATCGGGTTCAGCAACAACAACCACAACAACTACTACAACTACAGCAATACCGGCCACAGAAGAAATTAAAATGAAAATTGGAAAACTCAATTTGATTAATTCTTGTGGACCTCAAAAACTATATTTAGACGGACCTTATAAAAATTATTTTGCTCTAGAGGGTGACGATCTATATTTAACTAAGTATATGGAAAATGAAGAAAAAATATTGTTAAACGTTGTCGCGGAAGATTATTTTTTGAGTCAGAGGTTTAATAAAATTGTTGAAACATTAGAAATAGACTTTGTAAACTGTTTTGCTCCTATATCTAGACCAAAAGATGGATCTGGACCAGCATTTTCTTTTAGAGCAAATGGGCCAATTAAGGCAGCTTGGGGCCAATTTGCTCCAACGGGTATAATAACTCCATTTGACGATTATTTCTTTGTAGGAGAAGGAAAGGCAGAAAATCCAGCTATTGCTGCTATAGGCGGAACTCATGGAGATTATAACGCCTTATGGATGCAAGTAAATAATGGTGGAACTATTAGTTATTCAATAACGGCTAGCACGGAAAGTATAATTTACCACAATAACTATAGTTTTACTGGAGATGTTGGAGGATTATTCTTAATAAAGAACACAAAAACATCAAACATAAAACCGTCTCAACATAATACAGATTTATTTTCTTCTTTATACGATTATCAAGTTACAAGCGTTTATGCTAATCAAACTGTATCTAATTATCTTCTTATAGAAGATCCTAATGAGTTAGATGAGAATGATGAACGTGTTCGTGGAGATGTATTTCTAATACTTTATCTTAGAAAAGACATAATAAATAGTGAAAGAGATGATAGAGTATACACAACTTTATATTTTGGAACAACAACAACAACTCCACCACCACAGTTTGCTTACAATGTTATTATACAAAATAATGTGCCACAATCAACAACTACAGTAAATCAATTGACGTTCATCAACAAAGCACAAAATAATATTAATTTACAACAATTTTTCTTTTTAATTCCAAACGGATCTCTAGTTTTAGAAAATATTCAGGCAATACCCACTTCAAATGTGATAAATGTTACAATGAACAATGTTAATAATCAAAAACAAGTAGTTGTCACATTAACCTCTATGCCAGCCGGTGGAGGTTTAGCAACGGTTGTACTAAATGGAGCAACTAATACAACTACGACAACCGCTCCACCACCACAGTATAGCATAACAGTTAATATGCTTAATAAGGTAAATAACGTAACGCTCAATAATCCAAGTAATACAGATCCAGCGGGGTATAACGAAGTGTCTACATACACATTCTCATCAGTAGCTGGATTAACATTTAATACTTTCTCATATGCGGTATTTAGTGGATATGAATATCGAGATAATAACAAACCAACAGTATTTATAGATAGTCAAAATCCAGCAGATATGGTGAGTTTAACTGGATCAAATCCAATTACCGTAAACAGAACTTCAAATATAAATGGTAATATAAGTGTGCCAATAATTGTTCCAGTTGGTGGCGGAACGATAGATCTTGAGTTAAGATCTCCAGATCCGGTTCCAACAACAACAACTACAACTACCACTACTCCTCCACCATGCGATAATTCCATATACATTATTTGTCAACAGGTATTAGACTGCGTAGAGGGCGCTGGAGGTGCTTGCACACCAAGCGCAAATAGTTATCAACAACTTATATTTAGTACGTGCTGCGGTCTAACAAATGAACAGGTTATGGAGATTATTAGAGAGTACAATAATGCTTCTGTTAATGCAACATTAGATGATATGTATGGATCTGAATGCGGACTAACAATTACAGAATTTTTTGCCCCATGTCTACCAAAAGACAGTAATGGCGATTGTCAGGAAACATTCCATAATGAAATTATTGATGTAATTTCTTGTGGATCACAATTTAATCCATTACCATAGGTAATTTATGGCTACTTATAATTATTTTGTTATTAATAACCAGAATACATCTTATAGATTTACTGGATTACCTTCTGATAATCCCACACTTAACGTTAGCGTTGGAGATACTTTAGTTTTTAACATTATTGCAAATGGTCACCCGTTTTGGATTAAAACAAATCCAGTAACCGGAACAGCACAGATATATAACAATGGAATAACAAATAACGGCATAGAAAATGGCACATTAACTTTTGTAATTCCACAAGATGCGCCAAGTCAGTTGTTTTATATATGTCAATTTCATTCTAATATGTTTGGTATTATAAACATTGCTCAGAATAACAATACAACGACTACTACAAGCACAACAACATCAACAACTAGTAGCACAACAACTAGTACCACTACAACAAGTAGCACAACTAGTACAACCACAACTACAATAACAACACCAACAACACCAGTTCCAATAGTATTTCCTACATCCACTACTACAACAACGACAACGCTTGCTCCAGTATTAGAAGTAAATAGCTATAATTTGGTGAATAATCAATTAAGTATAAATTGGTCTACTCAAAATATCCTTTCATCAGAAATAGATAAATACAGAATACAGTGGAAAATACAAAACAGCCAATCTGCATCAAGTGTTAATGTTTCTTATACCATCACTACTTATAATTTAGATATCAACAATTTACCAATTTTCAATTTGCCATATGATATAACAGTATCAGCAGTATTAAAAAGTGGCTTGATAGTTAGTGATACGTTTGAATATACAAGAGTAGTTGCCACAACTACAACAACCACTACAACTACAGATAGTCCATTTTCAATTATTATTGATAGAACAAATTTAGATATATGTGACTGCGGTATAGTAACTTTGCCAAAAGGCAGTTTTTTTGATTCTAATCGTGGCTTAAAGATAATGATCAAAGACGATGTACAAGAATCTCACGTTGATTTAATTCATGATAGAGAAATACTACTATTTAGAGAACAAAAATTTATTACAGTGTCCAACATAATAAAAGATCATGTAACAGCAAAAAACTTGGTGGTATACATTAATTCTAATATATTTGAGAGAATATCAATAGAAAATGTTATATCAATAACTATAAAAGAAAAAAACACAAAACAAATATTGGCCCATAAACTCTTTGGTGGCCTAAATCAGAAAACGAAAATTAGAAGTAGTGCTTTAATAGACAAGCCCTCTTTAGTCTTAACTAGTGAAAGCGAAATAGATTTATATGACAACGCATTAATTTTAGAGTTTAATAGTATATGTGATTATAATAATCAACCTTGTTGTGATCAATTACCAACAGACATTCAAATAAGTAGTTTACATTCGTGTAGTGGTGTTGGAACTAGTGGAAATCTAGATTTTTGTATATGCGTTCCTTTAGAGGATTTTTATACAGAATCAGAGATTAATAGAATAACAACAACCACGCCACATCCAAATACGGTTATATTTACACAGAATTTATCTGTAGTCAAAGAAACAATAAGTCCAAATTTAAATAAAAGCAAATTGACTTTTAAGGCAAAAACATACTATAATACAAAGTACACGTATTTTATTGAGAAAGTGGTTAACAATTCATGCACAACGAGAATTATACAGCTTACAGAAGCAGATTCAGATAAACTAATAACAGTTTATGATCCAATAGTAAGAAACGAATTAACTCAATATAGAGTATTCATTAATAGTCCAGAGAAAAAATATAGCAATACTTTTACATTTATTCCATAGGGAATTATATGAAGACATACACAGTACACAAAGATTATCTTATTATTAGATGTCAACAGAGGGGGTATCTTTTAGAAGACGTTATGCCCTGTGTTATAAAACAAGATGGGGATATTTGGGTAGTAGATGTAGATCACCCAGCATATCCAAAACCAAAAGAAGAAAATTATGACCATCCATCTTATAAGAAGATAGATGATGCAGAAATGTACGAAAAGCTAGGAAAAGGCGTTGGAACAGAACTAAAAAAGATATTATCTTGGTTTAACATAAATTCTAGTCCAAATTGTTCTTGTAATAGAAAAGCAAAATATATGAACGATAAAGGGGTAGAATGGTGTAAAAATAATATAGATACCATAGTTGCGTGGCTAAAAGAAGAAGCCGAAAAAAGACATTTACCCTTTTTTGCCTACGCTGCAAAAAAAATCATCAAGATTGCTATATATAGAGCAGAAAAGGGTTAATTATGTTTAAACTAGCTGATAGGGTAAAAGAAATAACCTTAACAGAGGGAAATGGCCTCCAAATCCAATTACAGGATACATTTTCTGGATTTCAATCGTTTAGTGATGGTATTGGAAATGGAAACTCCACATATTATACCATTGAAAATGGCGCAAATTTTGAAATTGGTATTGGGACATATACAGCTAGTAATAACTCGCTATCAAGAGATGAAATATTAGATAGTACTAATAATAATCAAAGAATTAGTTTAGTTGGATTATCTGTTGTATTTTGCACATATCCTGCATCAAAAGCCTTTTTGTTAAATTCTCAAGGTTTTGCAATCGCTCCAGACGGAACATATGCTGGAATAGTTTTGCCAGATGGAACTATAGTAACATCAAATATTAGGCATTTTAGAACAATTACATCAAATAGCTCAATTTCTGCTTTGGATGACATAGTTTTGGTAAATTGTAATACAAATAATGTGGTGGCTACTTTGCCACTAGCAAGCGATATGAATGGAAAATCATTAACATTTAAAATGGTAAGTTCTACTGGAAATTATTATGCAAACATTGTTTCTCAAGGTGGAAATCTTATAGATTCTAATCCCAATATAGAAATGAGATATAAAAATACATCATTAACTTTAGTTTCTAATAGTAATAACTGGTACATTATTTAGTGTATTTATCTATAGAAACCCCCAAAATAAACGGAGAATAATAATATGTCTTACGCCCCACACCAAGA